GTAATTATAGTTTTATACTATTTAAAAATTGATTTTTATAATTTTTTTTATTTTTATAAACTTTATATTGAAATATATAGTATAATATATACTATAAAAAATCTAATTTAAAGACTTGAAAACTATAACTTATATATAAAAACTGATTAAAAAGAGTAAACACTATTAAAAACTAAATTACTTCTATCAAACTATAAAATGAACGAGAAATATTATGCTTATTATAAACCAAATTCTAAAGTTGAGTTAATGAATGATATTAAACAACAATTATTAGAAGAATATGATTCTATTACCGCAAATAAGATACTATCACAAATTTTTACTAATATTAATTGTAATGATACAGATGAATATTTATGGTCTAATAAATATAATAATATTGTTTTAATTAAATTTACATACGTAAATGAATTATTTATGAAAATTAATAATAGTGATAAATCAAATTATACAATGGTATCAAAAACAGTTGAATCTGTAGGTAAAAAACACAAAAATACTAATTATCCAAATCATTATGTATTAAATCAAAATTGTAATTATTATAATAAAGGTAATTCTATTTTATTTAATGGAACTACATGTAATTATCAAAACGATAAACATACACAATATATATTTGCTGAATATTTAACAATTCCTTTAAATAATTTATTAACTTTTTATAAAAATATTGACTTTGATACATATAAAACAGTAAATACTAATAAATCAAAGTTTAATCAAAGTTTATTAAACTATGAAAAAAGTAATATGTTAAATGATAAAATAATTAAAAGTATTTTAATGCTATTAAATACACTATTATCTAGTGAAGATATTGACTATGATACTGATTATAATTTATTTAATCATAATGGAGGATGTGAAAATCAATCTTTATTTACTAAATCTATTATTCCTTATAAAACTGAAAATGACGCATTAGTAATTGAAATTTGGAATAATATTTATAAACAACCTACTAATGTAGCCGATGTATTTACAAATCATAAACTTATTATTAATAATGAAATTAAGTATATAACTAAAGATTTAAAATCATACATAGAATATATTTATTTTAATGTATATTCATATTTATATATTACACAAAAGCAATTTGTAAATATTAATTATAAAGACGCTTTACCACTTAGATTAGCATTTGATACTAAATTTAATTACACTTGTAAAAAAATAGACATAAATCATAATAAATGTCTTGGTGAAATAATTTATCATACTAATGAAATAAATAAAATAAATATTACAATAGAAAAACTATTACGCACAAAATCAGAAACTGATAATAGTATTTTAAGACAAAGACAAAATATACATTTACATCAATTTGAAATTGATACATTTAGAAGTAAATTATTGAATTATGACCCTTATTTTAGAGACCATTTATTGTTTACAACAAATTTAGGTTTAAAATTAACATTTGAAGGAGAATTAAATGGCTATAAATCTTTATTATATCTTCGTTATGTATGTAATAATTATTCTAGATTAACTTATAATAAAATGATTAATAATGAAAGTGAAAGTGAAAGTGAAAGTGAAAGTAAAAGTGAAAGTAAAAATGAAACTAATAAAACACAACCTACTTTCTTATTTTCATATGACAATATTAAAGATAAAAGAAATGATAGTTTTGAATTTTATGTTTCTAAACAAGTTTTAAATGATTTAATTCATATGAAACTAAAAGCAGATTTATTTACAATTAGTAGATTATTTAATATTACTACAGAAGATAAATATAATGATAATAGTTATAAAATTACTAATCATGAAATTAATAAAACATATGAAATATCTGATAAAAACTCAAATACCTATAAAAAATTATGTCTTTTCTTAGATACAAATATAAATTTAAAGTTATTTGATTATCAAAAAAATAATTTATTATGGATGCTTGCTTTAGAAGATAAGATAGACAATCATAATTTAATGAGTGAATGTTATTCAAATCCATATACATTAGCAAACTATGATGATTATACAAATTCATACGATAATATTAAACTATTTATCTATAATCTAAAATCATATATACCCGAAGTTCTTCATAAAAATTATAGTATTACTAATGACAATCAAACATATTATATTAGTATGAAAAATACACATACTATTAGTAATAATAAAAGTTTAATATCAAACTTAAACGCAAATAATAAAAAACATTACAGTCGTGGTTTATATAATAATGATTTTAATATCATTGATAGTATTCTTAACCCAAACGATTATAAAGCAAAATATAATAAAAAAATAGACTTTTGTGGCGGAGCAATTTGTGATGAAGTTGGTCTTGGTAAAACCCTTACTATTATTTCACATTTAGTTATCAAATTAAACCATGATATGTCAAAGTATAATAATTATAAAAAAGAAGTTAATGACTTATTAAAAAATAATAACTTAGAACAATGTGAAACATTTAATGATCCACTCGATAAAGGGTTTGAATTTAATAACTTAATTATTGTTCCAAGCAGATTAACTTCTCAATGGGAAAGTGAAATTGAAAAATATGTTAAAGATAAATTTAATCTTCGTGCGAAAGTATTGGTAGGAATACATAGTATTAAATCTTTAGAAAAAGAATTACGAGAATTTTCTACTCAAAAACTTAACACTAAAAGTTCTAATGTTAAATCATCTAAAAAAACTAAACTATCTAAAATAAATAAACCAACTAATCCTATTATTACAAGTAATAATCCTATTCATAATGAAGTTATTTTAGAAACTAAAAATGTTAATGATGTTAGTGTTAATAATATTAGTGTTAATGATGTTAATACTACTAGTAGTGATAAAAAAGAAAAACTATCAAAAACACAACTTAAAATTAATAAGTTAATGTTAAAAGCAGAAACGAATAATATTAAAAATGAAAAGAAAAGACTTATTAAATTGAAAAAAGGAATTAAAACATCTACAGATAAAGATAGTAATAAAAGTAGTGACAATGTCAGTATTGAAACTAAACACAATGAAGTAGATGATACAATAGATTTTAAAGTAGATGCTATAGTAGATACTACTTTAGAAAATTTAATTAATATTGATACTATTAATGATCCTATAGTTATTGAAAAAGATGATGATGTTATAGAAGAAGATGATACTTATTATTATGCTAATACATATTTAGATTGTCATAATTCTAAATCGGCAAATAAAACTGATACTATTGAAAATGACTATATGTCAGAACAATTATATGATGTTTATATTGTTTCAATTAATTTATTATCTAATGTTAATTATTTAAGTTATGTTAATCAGTTTGAAAATAATAATCTTAATCAATATTATGAAGGTGAAACTGAACGTATTATTCAGTCTAATAAATTAAAAGCATTTACAACTTTTCATCAACCTAAAAAGACTAGTGATACGACTAATGATACGACTAGTAAAATTTGTAGATTATCGAATGAATTTAATATTTTTAAAATTAAATGGAATCGTGTTATTCTTGATGAAGCACACGAAAAACTATGTCCTACAGTTAAACTCTTTTCGTCATCTGTAAGCAAACTTATTAATAGAGACAAATCTCTTACATTTGATAGTCAATTCTTATATGAAAATTTATGTTCTTTACAATCAAATTATAAATGGGCTATGACAGGAACACCTACTGAAAAAGGACTTGATACATTAACTGGATTAGTCCAATTTTTAAGCACAAATAAATCTAATGATACTACTCTAGAAAAAATTAGTAAAATAAGATATTTACGTGATACATCAGGTATTTCTAATACAACTATGGATTTATTATTAAATGACATATTTAAGAAAACATTTAAAAAAGATGTAAAAACATTATTGAATATACCCATTTTTACAGAAGATATTATTTATGTAGAGCAAAATAATATTGAACGAAATATTTACAATAGTATTCGTGCGAATAGACATATTAATGATACTCTTAAATTAAAAACATTATTCTTAATGTGCACTAATATTCTAATTAATAATGAAATTGACTTAGAAAATTCTGATGTTATTGATAATAGTATTGAACCAGAGATATTAACTCTAGAACAACTTAATTCTAATATGATTTCTAAATTTAATAAACAATTAAAAGAATTAGATGTAATGAAAACAAAACTAACTAAAAATAATGTTGAATTACAACATAAATTACATTCTTGGATTGAATTATTTAATTATATCAAATCTTTAAATTTAGATGAAAAAATTAGTCCTATATTTTTACAAGAAATTAATAGTAAATTTAAAGATTTAGATAATAATAGAATACGTTCTCATTGTGAAATTATCTATAGTGTTTTATCCGCTTTTGATGTATGTCATAATCCAGAATCAATACAAAATGTTCTAGCAAGTAATTTATATATTATCAAAGACCATCTGTATCGTATCTGGAATAATGATTGGAATACAAATGAATTTATACCTTTAAAATGTTCTGAATATGCTACTATGTTAGGTCATATACATATTAAACACGATTTTAATAAAAATGTAAAAAAATTAAATCTATATGAAAGTGATAAAGTACGTATTAATAATCAAATTACATTATTTTCTAACAATGATTTTATTAAAGATAAAACCCAAGACCCCTGTATTATATGTTTCGATGATTTAGATGATATTGCTGTTACATTATGCCGACATATATTCTGTCTAGAATGTGCCAAAAAATTATCTAAAAATTTAACATCTAAATTTAATTGCCCTGAATGTCGTGGTATTGTTGATGCTAAAACACTTAATATTACAAATATTGATATGGTTAATAAAAAACCAGAAGATGAATTAGAAAAAGAAAGAGAAAAAGAAAGAGAAAAAGAAAATGAAGAAAAAACTAAAATAGATGCTGTCGTTAAACCTAAACTACTTACACCTTTAGAACAGAAATTAGGTAGTGAATGGAAAACAAACTGTATTAATAAATATGGTAGTAAAATGTCAGCATTAGTAGAATATTTACATAACTTATTTATTAATCCTGAAAATCGTGTCATTATTTTCAGTCAATATGATAAAATGTTAAAAATGATTGGTAAAACATTAAATGAATTTAATATTAAATTTATCTATTGTTCTGGAAATAACTATGTTATCAATAAAAATATTAATAAATTTAAAAAAGATGATACTTATCGTGTTATTATGTTAAGTAGTGAGCGTAGTAATAGTGGAAGCAACCTTACAGAAGCAAACCACATTGTCTTTATTGACGCATTACAAAGTGAATTGGAAACTACGAAAGCCATTGAAGCACAAGCAATTGGACGTGCTGTGCGATTAGGACAAAAATTACCTGTCAAAGTTGTGCGTTTTATTACCAAAGATACAATTGAAGAAGAACATTTTAATCTTCATCGCTATGATATTAATATTTTACAAGAATAAATTAAGTTTTTAGAAAATAAGTTTTTAGAAAATAAGTTTTTAGAAAATAAGTTTTTAGAAAAAACTTAACCAAAATTAATTTAAAAAAACTTATTTTTTTCTAAAAATATATATTTGTATAATATAAGTATCTTAATACACATTTTCTAAATTTTAAATTTTATTCTCAATTATTAATTATTTCAAATGCCTGTTTCTTACAAACGTAAAAATAGTATGAAGAAGTCTAAATCTTCAAAAGGCTCTAAGTCTTCAAAATTCTCTAAAAGAGTTAAAACTCCTAAAAGCACTAAAACAAAAAAACGTTTAACGCGTAAAAGTAAAAATGGGTCAGTTGTTAGAAAAATGAGGGGGGGGGAATATGAAGAAGTAAAACTATTATTAAATGAAATTTTTAAAGATTCTTGGGACAAAGAAACAAAAGTAACAAAAATTATAAACACAATAAAAGCCACCGATGCACCTGTTTTAACTAATCTTAATTTGTTTTGGCAATACTTTACAGATAAAAACTTTGATAGAGAAAAACTAAAAAATATAAATTATATAGATTTGATAGATATAAAAGAATACTATGAAAACCACATACATAAAAAATAGAAAATTTTATTATAATCTAATTAGAAATCAGCCTCTAAATCAAACTCTTTATCTTCTTCTTTACCACAAACTCCCGCCTTGCTATAATTACTCACTCTATCTTCAAAAAAATTGGTTTTATTTTCAACACTAATATTTTCCATAAAATCAAAAGGATTGGCTACATTATAGATTTTATCATAACCTAATTGTAATAATAATCTATCACCAACAAATTTAATATATTGTTTCATCATATCAACATTCATACCTAACATAGAACAACTAATACTATCTGTAATAAAAACAGACTCGATAGATACTGCTTCTTCAATTATCGTTTTTACAACTTTTTCATCTAATCTCATTTCAGTCTTTAAATCATTGTAAAGAGAAATACACGTTTCCGTATGACACCCTTCATCACGGGCAATAAATTCATTACTAAGTGTTAATCCAGGCATTAAATTGCGTTTCTTTAACCAATAAATAGCACAAAATGAACCACTAAAATGAATACCTTCAACACACGCAAACGCAATTAAACGATGAGGTAAAGTAGCAGTTTCAGCACACGTCCATTTTTTAGCCCATTCGGCTTTTAATTTAATACAAGGAATGGTGGTAATCGCATTGAAAATATGGTCTTTTTCTTTTTCATCACTAATAAGTGTATCAATAAGACGACTATACATTTCACTATGAATATCTTCCATCATTGCTTGGAAACGAAGACACGTTCTAACTTCTTTATACGTTATTTCTTCAATAAAATTCATATCTAAGTTTTCAGCAACAATACCATCACTTGCTGCAAAAAATGCTAATATATTTTTAACAAAGGTTCTTTCAGTTTCACTTAATTTGGTATTAAATTGCTCGCGGTCTTTACTTAAATCAACTTCTTCAACAGTCCAAAAGGTAGATAACTGTTTTTTATAGTATTCATAATATTTATGATTATAAATTGGTAAAAAGGTATAATGATTATCTTTATTTTTATCTAAATTAAAACAATCATCAATCGCACCAACAACTTGTCCAACTTGGGGGTCTTGAGTTTCTTTTGTTTCTACAATTTGTTTAATATCTTTAATCTCTGACATTTTAATGTTATAATTTATAATTTATGAAAAATAGTTTTTATGATTTATGAAAAATAGTTTTTAATATTTTTAATAATTATAATTATAATAATATTTTTTAATATTATTTTTAAATTTTTTATTTTTAAATTATATAATTTAGTATTCAAATAATTATATTATTAATTCAATAGTTAGTTTTATCTATATATAAAATTAAATTACAATAAAAACTAAAAAAATAAAAAGAATAAACCTATTTAAAAAAATAAATTAAATAAAAAACTTAATTTTGTAACAATTCGCTTTTATATAAAAAATCAATATTCATTAATAAATTATTCATATATAGTATTTCAGATTGTTGTGATAGTATTAATTTTCTACAAAATTCTAATAAATAAGAATTATTTGTATATAATAATAAACGCCGGCTCATATCAATTGCTACTTGATGATGTGGTATCATATGTTCAAGATAACTTCTATCAGTTAGTTTCATTCCTTTCATATGTTGTGAATGGTCATTTGGTTTAAAAAATAAAGGATTACATTCTCCCTCTTTTGCTTTTGATAAAATAGGATTATAAGTATCTAATTTAGTATTAATTTTCTCTTTTATCCATTTATCATCTGTAAATAATGTATCTTTATATGCTTTCATTTTACTCATTTCAAAAATTTCATAAGATTGTATTCTAATAATTTCTCTACATAAATTTAACATTACATCTGAAGATGTATGCTTTTGTAATAATACAGACATATCAATTGCTACTTGATGATGGGGTATCATATGTTCTAAATATTCAAGGTCAGTTAATTTATCTATACAGGGATTTGATTTTACATTATTTTCTATTTTTAAGTGTGAATAATGGTTATTCATTTTATAGTTTATAATTTACAGTATTTAATATATGATTATATTTATTTATATTAATTAAAAATGAAAACTTAAAAATAAAAAAATTAAAAATTAAAAAAACTATTTAAAAAATAATAAAAATAGTTAAAAAATTATAATGATGTAGTATCAACTACAGGTTCATCAACTACAGGTTCAGCAACAGGTTCTAGCCATTTAGATTTTGTTCCGCCATCATATGCTCTGGCGTATCCCTGTTCTATCATTTGATTACTAATAGATTTTTCATTTCCTTCAATATACAGTTCTCCAAGAAGACGACCATATTTATCAAAATCCAAACATTGTAATATAATTATTTTATCAAGTATTAAAGAACGCAAATAATCACGGGCTTTGTATCCAAGTGTTTTTTCATATTTATTACGTGTTCTTATTTCTGGAGTATCAACACCATTTACTCTAATAACCCATTTATAACATTCATTATTATTAGGCATTTTAAATACGACGTGAATAGTATCACCATCATATACTTTTACACATTTAGCATACGTTTTATAACCATCTAATGTAAATTTATTAGTTTTAGATGTAAATGTATTTAATAAATGACAATCGTCTTTGTTTAAACTTGACATATTATATTATTATAATAAAATATTATAATATTATATTTTATTATAATAATATAATATTTTATTATAATAATTAAATAATTTTATTATTATAATTAAATAGTTTTATTTTTTTATATTATTAATAATTAAGTAATAATTAATTCTAATTAGTAATAATTAATTCTAATTAAATAATATAATAGAAAATAAAAATACAATAGTATGATAAATAAAAATACAATGAAATTAATTAGTATTATTCTAATACTATTAGTAATTATAGGTTTAATTTTATATTTCTATCTTAAAAATAAAGACACATTTATAACACAACCAAACGCAGTTGCAGATATTACTTATACAGTTGAAGTTGATGACACAACTACTCAAATGAGTTATAAATTTAAAGATAGTAGTGATAATTATTTAGACACTGATGGAAATATATTAAATCCAACTCTTATATTGGAAAATGGAATAACTTATGAATTTAATAATACTGTTAATAATGAAACCCATCCTTTTAGTTTAAAAGATAAAGATGGAACTAGTGTAGGTATTGATGTTGATGATACTGGAAAAATGATT